TGGTGATGTTGATGAGGTATGGAAACCACAGACCCACGAAGGGAAATTGCGCCAATTAGCCTATTCATATTACTTGAACAATCGCTCCAGTGAAGATTGGCAAGGAACGAATATGGTTAGATACAAAAATATACGAAATCTAAATGAGATACGCGCTGACCATAGTGTCATCCTCGAAGATGGTGGATGGCACTTTACTAACTTAGGTGGGTATGACGAGATTATTAGAAAACTTGAAAGCTACGACCATCAAGAAGCTAATATTCCGTGGGTTAAGGACGGACTCAAGGCGCGTATGGATGCCAACATTGATTTTCTCGGACGCACAACTGATTGGAAAGGAAATCCCTTTGTGATGTGGGTAGATGAGTCACAACTTCCACAGTATATAGTAGATAATAAGGCTAAATATAGCCATTTATTCAAATGATTAGAGAGTATCTCGAAGCCTACAAAGATGAATTTAAGCGCTGGCTCGTTGATAACGAACAAGGCCGCATTGATATTAAAATACTTCCCTATCTTCAAGACATTGAGCATGGATTCTTCGTCGAAGCAGGAGCATTGGATGGGATGTTCATGACGAATACGAAGATATTGGAAGAGTTGGGATGGAATGGATTGTTGATTGAGCCATCACATAAAGCTGCAGAACTGTGTAGAAAAAACAGAACAGCGCTCGTTGAGGAATGTGCCCTTGTTTCACGAAGCTATGATAAACCAACAGTCTATGGAGATTTTGTCTTTGATGGTGAGTATGGTATTGGTGCATGGTCAAGTATTGGCCATCATGCCTATGGCAGACGCACAGCAGAGGAATTTCAATCATTTACGACAGAAGTACGGGCACTCACCCTTGAACAGGTCCTCGATAACCACAGCATCGAACACATTGATGTACTCAGTCTTGATGTTGAAGGCTATGAATTACAAGTATTAGAAGGAATTGATTTCGAGAAGGTAACTATATCCTTTATCCTTATTGAAATTAACGAACGAGATTACTCTCTCGATGAGGTAGATTATCTCCTTGAAAGTGTTGGATTCAAGCGTATTGCCTGTCTTTCAAATTTTTCACATGAAACCAATAAAGGATGGGACGGTATGCACCAAGATTATTTATATCAATTAAAATGAGTCCAGAAACGAAACTTAAAATAAGTTTGGCAAATGGTATTACTTTGTGTAAATTTCATCATCCTCTGAAGAGGAAGGAGGAAGAAAGACTAATGCCTTATTTCAAAAGTCTACTAACATCATGCGTTACGAAATCATAAACGGTACAGCATTATCAAATTTATGTGATTATTCATTCGGTGACCATATGGGTGCAGCTAGTATTCCACGACCCAAAGGCGGATTTATGAAGGTAGCCAATGCGTCTAACCAGGAATTCATGCACATAGCCAAACGATTTGAGGGACGATTGATGCCGCTCTTTATTGATAATATACGGCTCTATAACAGGCCCGTGTGGGCAAATGCAGGCTCTGATGCAGAGTGGATTGGTCATTTATTACGAACAAATGACTTACTCGCCCTCTGTGCGACATTACCCCATAATACATTCTTGATTTTCACATCACATGAAGATACCCCCATTGACGCATATATTAAAATACCTGATAATGTAGTAGGCATACACGCAGTTAATGCAGAATTTTTTGGGGGCAAGATTCACCCATTTCCATACGGTTTACAGCGTGAATTAGGGGATAACGATAATCGGCTAGCTATTATGAAAGAGGTCGTTGAAGCCGATGAATACGTTAAACCCAACAAACTACTCTACATAAACTGTGGTATTGAACGTCATAGAGAACGTGCAACCCTCATACAGTTTCAGGATAAAGACTGGGCAACAACACGATTTGATAAAGATAGTAAGTTCTTCCCGTATAGTCAGTATCGAGACTTCCTGGCTGAAGTACAGAATCACAAATTCATGATTTGTCCCAAGGGCCACGGCATTGATTGTCATAGAAACTGGGAATCACTCTACCTCCGGCGTGTGCCCGTGATGATAGATGACCCATATTTCAGAGAGTTGATGAACGGATTTCCCGTATTATTCATCTCTTCCTGGGATGATATATCAAAGGACCTCTTACTCGAGAACAATCATCTCTACAAGGAAGCCCTCACCATGTCATTAAAGAAATTAGACCTCAATTTAATATTTAACACCATACAACAAAGTTATGCCATATAAATCATTAGCGCAGGAAAGATTCTTTCATACCAATACTGCTAAAAGTAAAGGTATTACTCCCAAAATGGTAAAGGAATTTGACCAGGCAACTAAAGGGATGCGATTACCGAAGAAATTAAGTAATAAGAAAAAGAAATAGTCAATGGATGAAACTGCATCATCAGTAGAGAATCAGGCAGATAGATTAAAGCCATGGCAGTTTAAGAAAGGCCAAAGTGGTAATCCTGCTGGACGACCACCAGGAAGGTCATTAAAAGACCGTGCTAAAGCCATGCTTGCATCAATGAACGATGATGAGTTCCAAGAATTTCTCCAAGGTATTGATAAAGATAAAATCTGGGAAATGGCAGAAGGTAAACCAAAACAAGATGTTGAAGCTGATGTAACACTCACTAGTAAAATAATAGCAGTTGATGAATGATGAACAAATCAAGTTTTCTGAGTTATCTAAGTTCTTTCCTAAACAGTTAGAAGCACTCGAAGCATCTAAGCGATTTAAATATGTGCTCTTTGGTGGAAGTGTAGGGTCCGGTAAATCATATTGGATACGCTGGACAACACTCTATTGGTTAATGAAATATTATGCCAAATATAATCTTAAAGGAGTGCGAGCGGGAATCTTTTGTGAAGATTATCCCTCACTCAATGACCGTCATCTCACCAAAGTTAAATTTGAGTTTCCCAGTTGGCTCGGGAAATTCAATGAAGCTAAGCATGAGTTTACGTTGGCGCCTGAATATGGCTCGGGCATTGTTGCCTTTCGTAATCTGGCAGAACCCGAAAATTATCTCTCAGTCGAATTTGCGGTCATTGCTATTGACGAAATTAATCGAAATCCTAAGACTACGTTTGATATGCTCCGGTCACGTCATCGTTGGCCTGGCATTAAAGATACCCGATTTATCGCTGGATGTAATCCACTCGGTGAAGCATGGGTAAAGAACATATGGGTCAAGCGCATGTTCCCACCCGATGAAAAGGAACAATATGAATTTGTCTTTGTTCCAGCATTACCAACAGACAATCCTCATCTTCCACAAGAGTATTACAAAACACTTGAATCATTACCGGAGAATCAGAGGAAGGCATATCTTGAAGGTAACTGGGATGCGTTTGACGAAGGTGTAGATGAAAAAGGATTTACACGATTGATAAATGACAGAGAATTACAATCTGTCTTTGTACAGAGTGGTCAACACACGGGATATAAAGTATTAGGTGTAGACCCCGCAGCAGGTGGAGATAATTCTGCAATTGTACTGAAGTCTGGTAACTTACAAGAAATACTATTTAATCAGAAGATGCCTAATACCATGGACTTAGTTGGTGTCGTCATGGAGCTCTATCATAAACATCGTGCTGATATGATTGTCATAGACAAAACTGGTGTCGGACAAGGTGTGCATGACAGATTGAAAGACTTAGGATATAACGTTCGGGGAGTAGCATTTGGTGAGAAGTCCGATGATGATATGTTTGCTAACCTAAAAGCTGAATGGCATTGGCGAGAACGTAAGTGGTTACTCTCTGGCGGACGATTAATCTCAAATGCCGGATGGAATGAATTTGAATATGTGAAGTACAAAAACAAGGATGGAAAGATACTCATACAGCCCAAAGAAGAGTTATTTCGCGAAGGATTAATGAGCCCCAACTGCGTCGATGCAGCTGTATTGACAATGGTGATATCAGATAGTGTAGTGAGGAATAATAGTATTATTAAAGGTAATGGAGGTAAATTTTACGATAAAATGACAGAGATATATGAGCAATAAAAAGTTCAAATCTATAGAGAAGAACGCAGAGATTAAGAGTCCTTTTAAACGGGACTACATTGGGAATATTGAATGGGAAGGAGAACAACTCCAAGCAACGGCTGATACAAAAATTGAAGATGACAAAGGTATTGGCCAAGCAATGGTCATTCGGTTTTTTGAATTCGGTGTTAACCTCCAGGCATTTAAAGACCACAAACCAACTGCCCAAGAATTATTTGATGCACACCGCAAAGGACTCGAAGCCATTCTCTGGAAAGATGGACTCAAACCATACGAAGGTATCGAACCACGAATTATGTTTTCGAAGAATAAGAAGTTTTATAGAATTATTCTCATGTGTATTCCTCGAGGTATGGCAACATTGCTCGACAAACCAAAGACGCTCTCTCAATTACTCAATAATACATCATCTTGAAAGCATCAGATATTCAAACGTATTACCAAGAAAGTTTTAACTTTCTCCAGGCACGAAAACGACGACAAGTTGCACAACTCAAACTCTTATCAAACTTACGTCGTGGTGATGAGAACATCTCATCGACCGTCATGTTGACACTCTTTGACCGCATTATGGCAGGTGTCTACGATGATAAAATCCAAGTAAAATTCTTACCGTCACAAGGTATCACACAAGAGCAGATTAATTCATACAACATGCTTGCCACTTCTGATTATCAGGAAATGGGTAAAGCACAGTTAGATTATGACTGGGTATGGGATACATTGTTTTTTGGAC